ATGTCAGAAAAAGAGCACAAAATCCAGGGACAAAAAGTATCAGAGGAACTTCACAAAGAGTACTACAGGATGAAACGTCGCCAGAGATACCTAGAAGAAGATGTAAAAGTTGGCCGTATCGATGTGGACATGGAAAACGAGAAAGTGACATTTGTACCTAATAAAGAAGATTCACTTCAACGCTTAATGGACCTGGGTGCAGATTATGCTGATGAGCAACTGGTAGAAAATCTAGTCGTTGATAAGGCTATGCTCCTAATTCTGCAAGAAGCGATGAAAGAGCTTGACCGCCAAGAAAAAGAGCTTATTGATGATCTCTTCTACCAAGAGAAGACGGTGCGAGAAGTAGCAAAGAAAGATGGTGTCTCTCATGTGACGGTGATGAAGCGTAGAGACAAAGTTTTAGCAAAGCTAAGAAAGTTTTTTTAAGTTTCTGGTTACCAAGAAGGGGTCCCCATTGGCTAAGAAGTGAAGGGGACTTTCCTCTATCAAATATTACGAGGTGATGAATAGATGAATGAGTTGATGCGAGTAAATTACACCCAAGATGAACCAACGGTATCAGGTCGTGAGCTTCATGAGTTTCTGGAAGTTAAGACCAAATATAAGGACTGGTTTCCAAGGATGAAAGAGTATGGTTTCACTGAAAATCAGGACTTCACATTGGTGGCTCAAAAAAGAGCAACCAATAATCCTAAAAATCCATATACGGAGATTATTGATCATCAGATTACTATTCCTATGGCAAAGGAAATCTGCATGATCCAAAGATCGGAAAAAGGTAAACAAGCCCGGCAGTATTTCCTAGCTATTGAGAAGGCTTGGAACACACCTGAGATGGTCATGTCAAGGGCCTTGAAAATGGCAGAGTACAGAATTAACCACTTAGAAGCAGAAAACAGCAAGCTTCTTGTAGCCAATACTACGATGCAGCCGAAGGCAGAGTATTTTGATGAACTGGTGGATCGGAATCTGCTGACTAATTTCAGAGATACAGCAAAAGAGCTGAAGGTTCAGGAAAAGCTCTTCATTCAGTTCCTACTGGATAAGAAGTATATCTATCGTGATCGCAAAGGAAGAATAAAGCCTTATGCAGAGAAAAATGACCAGCTCTTTGAAATCAAAGAAGCAAAGAACGAGAAGACAGGGTGGGTTGGTACCCAAACACTGATCACACCTAAAGGCAGAGAGACTTTCAGACTTCTAATGAAAGGAATTTAAAAGATTTTAAAATTCTTGGTTACCAAACCGCCTTCCCCATTGGCTAGTAAGTGAAGGGGTTAAGTGGTGGAAGGAGGTGACCTAGATATGGCCCAAAAGAAAGGAGACGAGAATATGAACGCAAGCAAGGAAATTCAAGACGAGATGGTGGGAGTTTTAACAGCCATCAGCATTGTATCAAAGAGGTTAGCCTCTCGATTACTTGATCTTGATAACGACTCAGAAGATGAGCAGAAAAGCGTAGAACAGGAAAGGAGCAAGTAAATGAAAGAAAATCAGAAACCAGCCTATGTATTCACCTCTGAATCGGTGACAGAGGGCCATCCAGATAAGCTTTGTGATCAGATTGCTGACGCCATTATGGATGCCATTTTGAGAGAGGATCCAAAAGCAAGAACTGCAATCGAAGTCACTGCAGCTGATGGATTCCTCCATGTGTTTGGTGAAACCAGCACTGAAAAGAGAATCGACTACAAAAGAGTCATTAAGAACGTGATTTATGATATCGGCTACCGAGCAGACGAGCTATCAACAGATGGTGAGTTCTACAGAATGTTAATCGCCATTAACAAGCAATCTCCTGACATCGCCATGGGCGTTGATAAGAAGGAAGTTGGTGCCGGAGACCAAGGTATGATGTTTGGCTACGCAACAGATGAAACACCAGAGTTTATGCCTCTACCACTAGTCCTCTCACATAAGCTCTGCGTGAGGCTAGCAGAAGTGAGAAAGTCTGGACTGCTTCCCTACCTCAAACCAGATGGAAAAGCACAAGTATCACTTGGTTATGGAAAAGACCATAAGCCAATATCCATTGAAGCGATTGTAGTTTCTACCCAACATTCGGAAGGTGTGGACATCAAGAAGCTGAGGGAAGACGTGACCAAGCATATCGTCCTAAAAGTCATCCCACATGAGCTTTTGACTGAGAACACAAAAGTGATGATCAATCCAACAGGTAGATTCGTACTTGGTGGTCCTGCTGCAGATTCAGGGCTGACCGGAAGAAAAATCATAGTTGATACCTATGGGAGCAAGGGACGTCATGGTGGAGGAGCCTTCTCAGGAAAAGACCCAACAAAGGTAGATCGTTCAGGGGCTTACCTTGCCAGATACATTGCAAAGAACATCGTGGCAGCAGCCATTGCTAGGGAATGTGAGGTGCAGGTTTCTTACGCTATTGGTGTGGCTAAGCCAGTATCTTTCAAGGTAGATACCTTTGGTAGCGGAAATCTACCGGATGAAGTATTGACGGAAATCATTAAAGCCTTGATTGACATGAGACCAGGCACCATCATCAAGTCATTTGGATTAAGACGGCCCATCTACAGACAGTTTGCAGCCTACGGTCACTTTGGCAGAGAGAAGATGCTACTTGATGGTATTGAGAAAGACACTCCGTGGGAGATGAAGGACCTGGTTCCGATTCTTAAGGAGCTTGCTACAGATTATTTGAAAAAGAAGGGAGGCCCAAAGGATGAGTAAAATCAAACTCGCACTGGATGTTGTCAGTGATCTTAAGTCGCTGGCTGAGAGTATAGAGACTTTGGTACGTGCCATGGAATCCAATGAAACCGTGCCTGCCAATGAAGAACCAGTTAAAAAGAAATCGAAGGCCAAGGCAAAAGTGGAAGAAGCAGAGCCTGAAGTTGAGGAAGCACCAGAAGAAAAACAACCAACCTTGGAAGAGGTCAGAGCTGCGATGGCTGATAAGAGTAGGGACGGTCATAGAGAGGCGGTGAAAGCCATCATCACAAAGTATGGAGCCAACAACCTCTCATCATTGGATCCAAAGCATTATGCAGCAGCTCTTAAGGAAGTGGGTGAGCTGAAGTGAGTGGATCATATAACACCCATTCCATCTACTCAGCATCAGGGGCGCATCGGTGGATGAACTGTCCACCATCCGCTCAACTAGAGCAGCAGTTTCCTAATGAGACGAGTACCTTTGCTGAAGAAGGAACAGCGGCCCATGACCTGGCTGAACACAAGCTAAAGAAAGCTCTGAAGATGCGGTCGAAAAAACCAACAAGTCCCTATCATTCGGACGAAATGGATGAGATGACTGACCTTTATGTGGAGTACTGCTTAGAGCTGATTGAAAAGTCGAAAGAGAACTGTCAGGACCTTCAAATCCTTATTGAACAGAAGCTGGACTTCAGTGATTACGTACCAGAAGGATTTGGTACCGGAGACCTGGTTGTCGTTGGAAATGGCACCCTTCACGTGGTGGACCTGAAATACGGACGTGGTGTCATCGTCTCAGCAGAAAAGAATCCTCAGATGATGCTCTATGCACTCGGCGCCTTATCCCTTTTCGACATGCTTTACGACATCGAAAAAGTGTCTATGGCCATTGTTCAACCGAGGGTAGACAACTTTTCCACTTGGGAGATCACAGTGGAAGAACTGCTGAAATGGGCTGAGGAAGAGTTGAAACCCAAGGCACTACTGGCCAGTACCGGTGGTGGAGAGTTCTGTGCTGGCGATCACTGCAGATTCTGCAGAGCAAAGAATCAGTGTAGAGCAAGGGCAGTGAAAAACCTTGAACTTCTGAAGTATGAGTTTCAGGACCCAGCACTTCTCACAGATGAAGAAATCTCTGAAATCATAGGCCTTGCAGATGAACTAGCAAAATGGGCAGGAGATATCTACACCTATGCTACAGCACTTGCCATCAATGAAGGCAGAGAGTGGGATGGATTCAAGCTGGTCGAAGGCAGAACCAGAAGAAAATACACCGATGAAACTGCAGTTGCTGAAACTGCCAAGGAAGCCGGCTATACAGACATCTTCAAGCAGAGCCTTATCACCATCACTGAGATGGAGAAGCTCATGGGCAAGAAGAAGTTCAATGAACTACTAGGAAGTCTTGTAGAAAAGCCAAAAGGCAAACTCACCCTTGTATCTGAAACAGACAAGCGTCAAGCTGTGGATCCTCTTCATGCAGAGTTTCAGGTGGAAGAATAGGTCAATGTTTATGGATGTTATGAATGCTTATGAAGCATCAATCAATTACTGTAACCAAGCTCAGAGTGAGCAAACCAATACAAATATTAGGAGGATTTTATTATGAGTAAAGAAACGAAAGTAGTCGTACCCGGAAGATTAAGCTATGTGAATGTTTTTGAACCAAAAAGTATCAATGGAAGTGACCCTAAGTACAGTGTTTCAGTCATTATTCCAAAGTCAGACAAGAAAACCGTAAACGCCATTTTGAAGGCAATTGAGGCAGCTAAGCAGGAAGGTGCACCAAAGTTTGGTGGAAAGATTCCAGCGAATCTAAAAACTCCTCTTCGAGATGGAGACATCGATAGACCGGATGATCCTGCATATGAAGGGTGCTATTTCATCAACGCCAACTCCAAAGATGCACCTCAAGTCGTTGATGGAAAGATTCAAACCATCCTTGATAGAAGTGAAGTCTACTCGGGGTGTTATGGGAAAGTGAGCCTGAACCTGTATGCCTTCAACGTCAACGGAAATCGTGGAATTGCAGCGGGCTTAGGAAATGTGCAGAAGCTGAAAGACGGAGAACCACTGGGTGGTAAGAGCCGAGCTGAAGATGACTTTGAAATCGAAGCAGACGATGACTTCTTGGCATAACAGCTCAATAAATAGAAAGAAGGAGGTGGTAAACCCATGAAAGTACTCAGTATCGATATAGAAACATTTTCAGATATAGACCTTAGAAAGTGTGGCGTTTACCGCTACACCGATAGTCCAAACTTCGACATCCTACTCTTTGCCTACAGCATTGATGAAGGTCCAGTAGAACTGGTTGATCTTGCAAGTGGTGAAGAAATTCCAACGGAAATCGTGGAAGCGGTTCTGAGTAGCGACATCATCAAGACAGCTTTTAATGCCAACTTTGAAAGAGTTGCTCTTATGCGGTATCTCAGTCGAAAGCTCGGTAAAGAAGTATATCTTAACCCATCTTCATGGCGGTGCAGTGAGGTTCAGGCAGCAATGCTTGGACTTCCTCTCCACCTTGAGGGGGTTGCCAAAGTACTAAGGCTGGGTGTTCAGAAGATGGCTGAAGGAAAACCCCTGATCAGATACTTCTGTATCCCCTGCAAACCCACAGCAGCCAATGGTGGAAGAACCAGAAATCTGCCATCGGATGCACCGGATAAATGGGAGCTATTCAAGCAGTACAACATCAGAGACGTTGAAGTGGAACTGGAAATTAGAAAGAAGATAAAAGACTACCCCATACCAGAATCAGAGCAAGCTCTCTACGAACTGGATCAGTGTATCAATGATAGAGGCTTCAAAGCGGATATGGATTTCGTTATGCAAGCCATCTCCTGTGATAAACAGTTTACAGTTGCAGCAACAGAAAGGGCCTATGAACTGACAGGTCTTGAAAATCCAAACTCAGTATCTCAACTGAAGGATTGGTTATCAGAACGAGGTGTGGAAGTTGAGAGTCTTTCAAAGAAGAACGTAAAAGAGCTGGTCTGTGAAACGGAAGGTGAAGTGGAAGAAGCATTGAAGCTCAGACTCCTTATGGCCAAGACCAGTGTCAGGAAATATGAGGCCATCGAAAGGGCGGTTTGTTCTGATGGCAGAGTCCACGGACTCTTTCAGTTCTATGGAGCCAATCGAACAGGCCGGTTTGCCGGAAGGCTGGTGCAGGTCCAAAACCTCCCACAGAACCACCTTGTAGACCTTAAGCTCGCTAGAGATCTGGTGAAAGAAGGACGTTTTGATGATCTGCAGATGCTCTTTGGAAATACACCTGGGGTATTGTCAGAACTTATAAGAACCGCCTTCATTCCAAAGGAAGGTCATCGGTTCATCGTAGCTGACTTCTCAGCCATTGAAGCGAGGGTCCTATCCTGGCTCGCCGGGGAAAAATGGCGGCTTGAAGTATTCCAGTCTCACGGAAAGATCTATGAGGCCTCAGCTTCACAAATGTTTCATGTGCCTATTGATGAAATCACAAAGGGTAGCCCACTGAGGCAAAAGGGTAAAATCTCCGAACTTGCCTGCGGTTATGGCGGAGGTGTTGGAGCACTTAAATCCATGGGTGCCTTGGAGATGGGTGTGGAAGAACATGAGCTGCAAGGTCTGATTGATAACTGGCGTAGAGCCAATCCCCACATCGTGAATTTCTGGTGGGAAGTAGACAAGATGGCCATCAAAGCAGTGAAAGAAAGAACCAGAACTAGAACCCACGGGATTGTCTTCACCTATAAAAGCGGCATGCTTTTCGTGACGCTTCCATCAGGTCGTGACTTGGTCTATGTGAAGCCAAAGCTTATGCTGAATAAGTTCGGACGAGAGGGACTGACTTATGAAGGGATTGGTACTACGAAAAAGTGGGAGAGGATAGAAACCTATGGGCCAAAAATCGTGGAGAATATTGTTCAAGCCGCATCTAGAGATCTTCTTGCTGAAGCCATGTTAAGACTTGATAAAGCGGGGGTTGCCATTGTGGCTCATGTGCATGACGAGGTGATATGTGAAGTGCCTATGGGTGAATCCAGCGTAGAAGAGATTTGTAGCATTATGAGCGAGAGTCCCAAGTGGTCGGAGGGGCTGCCTCTAGATGCAGACGGCTATGAATGTGAGTTTTACCAGAAGGATTAATAGAAAACTGTTTCAAGAAGAAAGCGAGGAAAGATAGATGATTTCAAAAGAGTACGGGAAATACACACTGATTTGTGACATTTGCGGAGCAGGAACGAATGAAGATTTTGATAGCTTTCAAGATGCTATAGATGCAAGGGAAGACATCGGATGGAAGAGTAAAAGAGTTGATGGTGAATGGATGGATATTTGCCAGGATTGTATAGAATAGGAGGTTACCATGTTTTCTGAAAGATTAAAGGCTTCTCGTAAAGAAGCGAGACTAACACAAGTTGAATTGGCGAAAACCCTTAAAGTTTCAAATGGGACCATCGGCATGTGGGAAACCGGAAAAAGAGAGCCAAAATTTGAGGCAATGGTCCACTTGTCAAAAACATTAAACAAGTCCGTTGATTACCTCCTTGGTCTTTCAGAAAATGATTCACCTCAACCAACAGACAAGATTCTATCTAACGAGGATAGCAGACTACAAGTACAAGCAGAAGTGGTTTATAGCTGCGATGATTATGATCTTGTTTTAATCAAAAAACACTAGCAATAGAAGGAGGACGCCATGAAATTTACTATTTCAACAGGCAACAGCCGTAAAGATAAATTTTGGAAAGAACAGACGGTGTCCTGGGATGAGTTTGCAAAACGACTCTCCCAAACCACCGTCACCAGCGAGACTCAGGAAGAGTATCGCAAGATGAAAAAGTACCAGCAGGACAATGTGAAAGATGTAGGCGGCTTTGTAGCAGGACAGCTGAAAGACGGAAGAAGAACGAAATCCAGTATCATTAATCGTTCCATGCTAAGCCTTGATATGGACCATGCAGATGATGCGGTGGCCATAGCTGAGAACATGGAGATGCTTTATGGATACGCAGCAGTGATCTACTCCACCCATAAACATACACCGGAGAAGCCTAGACTCAGACTGATCATTCCATTATCAAGAACAGTGACAGCAGATGAGTACCAGGCTGTCAGTAGACGAATCGCCAAAGAAATCGGTATCGAGCTATTTGATGATACCACCTACGAACCCAATCGGCTCATGTACTGGCCAAGCACATCCAGTGATGGAGAATATTTCTTTAGAGAAATCAAAGGAAGCTTCTTGAATCCTGACAGCATTCTAAAGCTTTACGACAATTGGCAGGACTCATCAACATGGCCGGTGTCATCAAGACAATCAAAACTGATTGATAGACTGATGAAAAAGCAAGCGGATCCCATCAGAAAAGAAGGGCTGATTGGTGCTTTCTGTAGGACCTACACCATAGAAGAAGCCATAGATACTTTTCTCTCAGATGTGTACCAGCCAAGCGTCATGCCTGAGCGTTATGACTATATCCCGGCAGATTCCACGGCAGGCGTTGTGATTTACAGCGGAAAGTATGCCTACTCCCATCATGCTACGGATCCTGCATGTGGCCATCTGTGCAATGCCTTTGACCTTGTTAGGATTCACCGCTTCGGTGAACTAGATGAAGGGGCAGACGAAAAGAAGCAGCTCCCATCTGTAAAAGCCATGCTTGAGTTTTGCACGACAGATGAAAAGGTAAGAAAGCAGCTGGCAAAAGAGCGTGAAGAGGAGATGAAAGAGGAGTTTGAAAGGGAAGAAGATGACTTTGATACTGAGGAAGATGAAATAGAAGAGGATGAAGATCTCACTTGGCAGCTTCAGCTAGAACTCAATAAGAATGGTTCGGTAAAAGATACACCGACTAACATTCTAACGATTATGAGGCATGACCCAAGATTAAAGGGCATCGCCTATAACCAGATGAAACATCTCATGGACGTAAATGGACCACTTCCCTGGGAACAAGTGAAAGATGGTTGGAACGATTCAGATCATTCGAATCTTAAGATGTATCTCGATAGACACTATGGCATTTGGTCACCGGCTAAAGTCAAAGATGCACTCATAACAGCCGCATCTGAGCGAGTATTTCATCCAATCAGAGATTATCTTGATGGATTACCTGTTTGGGACGGAACCGAGAGAGTGGATAGTCTTCTTATCGACTATCTAGGCGCAGAAGATAACAAATACACAAGGGCTGTGATGCGTAAGACATTAGTTGCAGCGGTAGCCAGGATATACGAACCAGGTATCAAATTTGATTACATTTTAGTCCTCAATGGACCACAAGGCATCGGTAAGTCCACCTTCTTCGCCAAACTTGGCGGTGCATGGTTTTCAGACAGCTTAACGGTATCGGACATGCGAGATAAAGCCGGTGCAGAAAAACTACAAGGGTACTGGATTCTTGAACTTGGTGAGCTGGCGGGTCTTAGAAAGATCGATGTGGAGACTGTGAAGTCATTTATCACCAGAACGGATGATAAGTTTCGCCAAAGCTATGGAGTGAATGTAGAGAACCATCCAAGGCAGTGCATCATTGTCGGAAGCACCAATAACATCAGTGGTTTCCTAAGGGATATCACCGGCAATAGAAGGTTCTGGCCTGTGAGGGTCAGCGGTGGAAAGAAAAGTGTCTGGGAAATGGAGGATGTGGAGCAGATTTGGGCAGAAGCCCTGCTTAGATATAAAGATGGTGAAGCCTTACTGCTTAAAGGCGATGAAGAACTGATGGCCCTTGAAGAACAGCGAGATGCCATGGAAGCAGATGATAGAGAAGGGCTGATTGGAGATTACCTGGAGACCTTGCTACCTGAAAACTGGGACAACATGGATCTTTATGAGAGACGAAGCTTCCTGGCTGGGCAGAGCGAATTTGGATCAGAGGTGCAGGTAGGCACAAACAGAAGAGATAAGGTTTGCGTTCATGAGATTTGGTGTGAGTGCCTCGGGAAGGACAAGACCAACTTAAGACGTCAGGATTCTTATGAAATTATCGGAGTACTCATGCGAATCGGTGGCTGGGAAAGTTATACCGGAAATAAGCAAGGTCAAACGAGGTTTCCTCTATATGGCAATCAGAAGACCTTCTGCAGGGTGTGTAATGTGGATGATGATTCAATTACAAATGAGCAAGGGGCAAATGACAAAGATTTGTAATCAGTGTAACTAAGAAAAGTCAATTACAAATCTTAATTACAGCCGAAAAGCCTGCAATCACAAGGGGTTAAAGGTCATTTGTAATTATGTAATTAAGAATCATCAATAGAGTTAGAAGTAAGTAATTAATACCAATAATGACTAATTACGCTGGTATACGCGCGTAAGAGTTTTTAACCCCTGAATTACAGAGATAATTACAGACTTAATTACAAAGCAAAGTGCCCTGAAGACTATTTTTTAAAAGATAAGAAGTAGACACCAATGAACTATAGACCTTGAAGTAAGAGTCAATGAAGTGGATTAAACATTGAAGTGAATTAAGTAGATGAGAAGTAGACACATGAATTGCAGCAACAGAAATTGAGGTGAAAGACATGACTGAAAAAGAACTAGAGCTGATGCTCGTAAAAGAAGTGAAAAGAAGAGGTGGAAGAGCTTTTAAGTTTATTTCCCCTGGAATAAATGGAGTGCCTGACAGGATAGTGCTTCTGCCCGGAGGTAGAGCAGGATTTGTTGAGGTAAAGGCGCCAGGAAAGAAGATGAGACCGAATCAGATAAAGAGAAAAAGTGAGCTGGAAGGGCTAGGGTTTTTGGTTTATTGCCTAGACAGTCCCCAGGACATAGGAGGTGTGGTAGATGGCATTGCCGGAAGTAGTACTACCTAAATCAAGACTACCGTATCACCCTCATGAATATCAGACCCACTGCACAGAGTTCATCTTGGAGAAAACATCTGCAGGTCTGTTCCTGGACATGGGACTTGGCAAGAGTGTGATTACACTTACTGCTCTTGTGGACCTACTGCATGATCGTTTTGAAGTATCGAAGGTCCTAGTGATTGCACCACTCCGAGTGGCAAACACCACATGGCTGGATGAGGTTCTGAAGTGGAAACATCTGAAGAACTTGAGGGTATCGAGGGTTCTTGGTAGTGCAAAGGACCGGACCATGGCCCTTTACAAGAAAGCGGATATCTACACCATCAACAGAGAGAATGTCCCATGGCTTGTGGAGTTTTATAAAAACGAATGGCCCTTTGACATGGTGATCATCGATGAGCTATCAAGTTTCAAATCACCATCAGCCAAAAGGTTCAGAGCACTTAAGAAAGTGAGACATAAAATTAAGAGAATTGTGGGGCTGACTGGGACACCAGCTCCTAACGGCCTCTTAGATATATGGAGTCAGATTTACCTTCTGGATGGTGGCGAGCGGCTTGGAAGAACTTTCAGCGGATATCGCAGCAGATACTTCCACCCACAGAAATATGTGAACGGTGGGATACCAACAGACTATGCACTGAACAATGATGCAGAGGATAAAATCTACGACAAGATTTCTGATATATGCATCAGCATGAAAGCTCTAGAGTATCTGAAGATGCCAGAAATCATTTTTAACAAAGTGGAAGTTCAGCTTTCAGAAAAGGAAATGAAGCTCTACCGAAAACTTGAACGAGATCTTCTTCTTCCTCTTGAGGACAGTGATGTGGATGCTGCCAATGCGGCAGTGCTTTCCAATAAGCTCCTACAGATGTCTGGTGGAACAGTCTATGACGAGTATGGAGATGTACACCAGATTCATGACAGGAAGCTTGATGCTTTAGAGGATCTTGTTGAAGCGGCCAATGGAAAACCAGTCCTGATCTACTATGGATTCAGACATGAGCGTGACCGAATCAAAGAGAGATTTGATGCAGGAGATATCAACACCTCGGAGGATATCGCCAGATGGAATCGGGGAGAGATGAAAATTGCCCTTTGCCATCCGGCATCAGCTGGGCATGGCCTCAATCTTCAAGAGGGTGGTTCCACCATCATTTGGTTTAGTGTCACCTGGAGTCTTGAACTATACCAACAAGCCAATGCCAGACTGTGGCGGCAAGGACAGAAGCAAACGGTAGTCATTCATCATCTTCTAGCCAAAGACACAATCGATCATAGAGTGATGATGGCGCTTGATAATAAAGACACTGGTCAGAACGCTTTGATTGAAGCGGTGAAGGCCAGAATAGAAAACTTGAGAAATGGAGGATAAAGAAATGAGCGTAAATAAATTTAATGCTGAAGGTTATCATGACCCAACGGTTTATGAAGCGTTAACCAATATTGAAAAAGAAGAGAAGCAAAGAAAGAAAAAGAAAATCGTGTTCATCTGTAGCCCCTTTGCCGGTGACATCGAAGGAAACACAAGACGGGCAAGAAGGTATGCAAGATTTGCTGTGACTGAAAAAGCAGTGCCTGTAATCCCGCATTTGATGTACCCACAGTTTCTTGAGGAAGATGATCCTGAGGAAAGACAGCTGGGCATTGATATGGGACTCATACTCTTAAGTAAATGCCATGAGCTTTGGGTCTTTGGGAACAGAATCTCATCAGGGATGAGTGTGGAGATTGCCAGAGCGAAGAGATGGAACATACCAATTAGATATTTTTCCAACGAGTGTGAAGAAACGGGAGGTGTCCCTCGATGATAGATGAAAAGAAGTGTTTTGGTTACCGAAACGGGAAGTGCGGCGTCCTGAAGGTTAAAAAGTGTGAAGGTGATGGTTGCTCATTTTTCAAGACGAAAGTTCAAGCGTCTGAAGATCAAAAGAAAGTCTTTAGAAGAATTAACTCATTAGATCCTGCTGCTAAAAAGAACATCATGGATCTTTATTACGGAGGAAAGATGAGTCTGCTAGACGAATTGGAGGTGGACTGATGAATGCAAAGGAATATTTGTCACAGGCTCTGTGGCTTGACCAGATGATATTAAGTAAATTGGAACAGTTGGAAACATTGAAGAGTCTATCTATGAAGGTTACATCGAGTTTTGCTGAGGAAAAGGTTTCAGGTGGCAATGTTGAGAAGAGTAAGATGGAAAGCACTATCGTAAAAGTTATTGATCTTGAAGGTGAGATCAACGCTGACTTTGTCCGATTGATTGAACTTAAGAAAGAGATTCAAGATACCATTAACAGAATGGAGGATATCAATTACCAGCTACTACTTGAGATGCGCTATCTAAACGGGAAGAACTGGGAGGAAATTGCTCAGGAGTTAAAATACAATAATCGGACGGTCTTTAAAGTTCATGGCAAAGCCCTTAAGCAATTTGAGCGTGTCAGATCAATAGGGCAGTAAAGGGCATAGAAGGGCAGTACCCTTAAGTGTTATAGTATATGGTGTAAAGGTATAGAAAAGAATTCAAGAACACCATATGCTGTAGCATACGCCTAAGCTATATCGATTCGATTCTTAGGAAACGCAGCATTCTTGGGTCCCAAGCTCTGGTTGATGAACTGGAGCTTTTTCTATACCTTTTTTAAGAGAAAAACGGGAGGTGAGATTGATGCCCTGGAAACCAAAGAGCATCTGTAACTATCCTGGGTGTCAATCGCTGACCCATGATAGATATTGTGAGAAGCACAAGAAAGAAATGATTAGGGTCCAGAACGACAGGAGTTCTAAGATGTACACCTATCAGTGGAGAAAGGCCAGCAAGGAGTTTCTCAATAAGTATCCCCTGTGTGTTCACTGCGAGAGAGAAGGAAGACTCATCCCGGCAACTGAGGTGGACCATATCAAACCACACGGTGGTGACCGGAAGCTCTTCTGGAATAAAAACAACTGGCAGCCGCTGTGTAAGAGTTGTCACTCTAAGAAGACTGCTGAAGAAGATGGAGGCTTTGGAAACAATCCAAAACCTACGAGGGGGTAGGGGGTCTGAATCTCTACAGAAGTGGCTAAACGACAACGCGCCAGGGTCTTTTGTGAGAAATCGCAAAAATCGCAAGGGGGGTATATCCCAACTTTTCTTCGCAATATTCAAGGGGAGATAATCGCCTGAAAATCGCATGAATAGTGGGATATAGCGCTTGATGAATAAACAAGAAACTGAGTCAAAGTGAATTCATTACAACCTTGAAAAACAGGTGTTTTTCTATTGTATTTTATGAGTTTTAGCCTTATGACTGCGGTCTAGGGTTTTTTTAATGCCAAGAAATGGAGGAAATCTGATGAAACAGGACATGATTATAAGGAAAGTTCCGGTAACGGATATCAACCCGGCAGAGTATAACCCAAGAAAAGATTTAAAGCCCGGAGATCCTGCTTATGAAAAGCTGAAAAGGTCCATGACGGAGTTCGGGTATGTGGAGCCAATCATCTGGAATGAAGAGACGGGCAATATTGTCGGGGGCCATCAAAGATATAAGGTGCTGGTGGCAGAAGGTCACACGGAAGTCGAATGTGTCATTGTTAAGATGAGCCCTGAAAGAGAAAAGGCTCTCAATGTTGCGTTAAACAAAGTCACAGGCGATTGGGAGTTTGAAGCTCTGGCTGATCTGATTAAAGATCTTGAAGCACAGGACTTTGATGTGACCCTTACCGGATTTGATGCTGCAGAAATTGAAGACCTCTTTAGTCAGGTTCACGATAAGGATGCAAAAGATGACGATTACGATGTGAATAAAGCATTAGAGGAAGCGGCCTTCGTTAAGCCGGGAGATGTATGGCTCCTCGGGAGACACCGTCTCCTTTGTGGCGATGCAACGAAAGCTGAAGATGTAGAGAAGCTCATGGATGGGAAGAAGGCCAATCTAGTTCTTACGGACCCGCCTTACAATGTGGACTTTGAAAGTGCCAGCGGCCTTAAGATCCAAAATGATAAACAAGATAACGACACCTTCTATAGTTTCCTGCTTGCTGCCTTTAAGAACATGGCGGAGCATACTGCACCCGGAGGATCCATCTATGTCTTTCATGCAGATACGGAAGGACTCAATTTCAGAAGGGCATTCATTGAGGCAGGCTTCCACTTAAGTGGCGTCTGTATCTGGAAGAAGAATTCTCTGGTTCTTGGCAGAAGCCCATACAACTGGATCCATGAACCGATTCTCTTCGGATGGCTTAGAGGTGGAAAGCACAAATGGTTCACTGGAAGATCTGAGACCACAGTATGGAACTACGATAAGCCAAAGAAGAACGGTGAACATCCAACCATGAAGCCGGTACCGCTTCTTTGCTACCCAATCAAGAACTCATCCCAGGTTAACGGGATTGTCATGGACCTATTTGGTGGTAGTGGTTCTACACTCATTGCCTGTGAGCAAATCGATCGAATCGCCTATACACTAGAACTTGACCCCAAGTATGCCACCGTTATTGTTAAAAGATACATCGAGCAGGTTGGGACAGACGATGATGTATATGTACTTCGAGATGGCGATAAGGTTCATATCAGTGGTGTTGAGAAACCATCAGAAATTCAAGGTGTATAAATAAATACAGTATTTTCCTCATAATTAACTTGCTATATATCTCGTTTAGAGTGATATATGTACATGACCAAAAAAACACACCTAAATGAGAAAGGGGAAAATATCATGGAAAACAGGGATTTTTTAAAGAGCAACTTCGGCATCGAGATTGAATTTACAGGAATCACAAGAAGAAGAGCAGCTAAGATTGTAGCAGAGCATTTAGGCGGTAGCCTCGAGGAGCTTCATGATTACTACGGAACCTTTAGAATCACAGCACCCGATGGACGAAAGTGGAAAGTGATGTATGACGGAAGCATAACCACTCAAAAGAAATCAGGCGGCCAGAAGGTTTCAGCCTCAAAAGAATACAGCGTCGAACTGGTCAGCCCAATTCTAACCTACGAAAAGGACATGACAAACCTTCAGGAGATGGTGAGAAAACTCAGGAAAGCCGGAGCTTTTTCAGAACAGCAAAACTGCACCGGGATTCACATCCACCTGGACGGCAGGGACCACACACCAAGGTCCATCAGAAACTTCATGAACATCATCTACTCAAGAAACGACCTTTTATACGATGCCCTTCAAATAGAGAGAAGAAGAATGCACTACTGCAAAAAGATGGACCAACGCCTTGTTGAGAGAATGAATAAGAAAAAGCCAACCACCATGAAGCAGATTGAAGACATCTGGTACCAAGACTACAACGAGAGAAGAGAAAGACATTACCATGAAAGCCGATACCATTTTCTAAACCTTCATAGCCTTTTTAACGGGTGCGGAACGGTTGAACTTAGGGGATTCAACGGAACCCTCCACGCAGGAAAGATTCGAAGTTACGTTGCCTTAAGCCTTGCGATGAACCATCAGGCCTTGACTCAAAAGAGTGCCAGCAGCAAGAAGCCACAGATTGAAAACCCAAAGTTCTCCATGAGAACCTGGCTTAACCGAATTGGCTTTATCGGAGACGACTTCAAGAACTGCAGAGAGCACCTTTGCAAGCACCTGGATGGTAGCGCAGCCTGGAGATTTCGTACAGCCGCATAGATAAAAAAGGCGGCGCCTTCAAGCCCACCGAGCGGGAGACCGCTCTAAAGGTGGTAGAAGGGTTCCCAGTTTCAAACAAAAGCCCACACAGGCGAAGATGAGGGGGATAAACCGCTCTTTAAGAAAGGATGAAGTGATGATGAAAGTGGAAAAAAGACTGGGCGCAGCCTATGGGTCCAATCTCAATCTCGGTCAAATGGCCATGAGATGTCCAACGGCTAAGTTTTACGGCAAAGGGATGTTAAAAGGATACCGTCTGTTATTCAAGGGTCAGATGGAAAACGCCTACTGCACCATTGAGAAAAAACATGGTGGTAAAGTTCCAGTGGTTGTTTGGGAGCTTGAGCCGGAAGATGAAAAGGCACTGGATTTTTACGAAGGCTATCCGAGGTTTTATGAAAAGGAAGATGTGAAAGTCGCCTTGGAAGATGGAACGATCATCACAGCCATGGTGTACATCATGACCGATAAGATTCTGGATAGGATCCATCTCAACCTTCCAAGCAGAAGTTATCTTGAGATTGTGAAAGAAGGTTATAAGGCTGCCGGTTTTGATGAAGTATTTATAGAGGATGCTCTGGCCATCAGTGAAAAAGCTATAAAGAAGTATCCGCAGAAATTTCTATAAGTCTGAGCAAATACACATCATTTCTCAAGATATGACTTGCATATATGTAGACTTTGAGTGATATATGTTAGTACCAAAAGCAAACAAAATGCAAGGAGGTCAAGGAAATGATGATTCAAAAGAAAGACAGGTTTGAAAACAGAAGTGGTAAGGTTTATGAAATCGCTGGGAAATGGGATCAGGATTTTATCCTGGCTCCTATTGAAGAAATCGATGATGAATGCCTGATCTACACCCCAGGCGAGATGGAGGAATTTCTGGAAACAGGGTACTTCAAAAGAGTGGGAGGGAGAAAGTGATGAAAGCCTTATTCGGTAGAAAAGTGTGTGACCTGGTAGAGCTAAAAGAACTGACCCACCAAGCCATCAAAGAGGGAAAGAAAGGTCAGCCATACACCATCACGAGAGAAGTGATCCTAAAGGATGAAGAGTTCAGAGATTTTGCTCAGGACTTTTTCAAAGATCAGCCTTGGATTTCCCATGAAGATGGTGGGATGGACCAAGACGGTAAGATCAGATGCATCAGAGTTGTAAACATCGATACCGGAGAGAAGGTCCTGATAAATACGGAAGGGTATGATTACCCACGTTACACTGGTCTTGAACTTTAAAAACTAAAAAAAAGCAAAAAGCAGGCTTAGCGGCCTGCTTCTTTGATACAAGCAATACAATTATTGCAGATGAGTTTTCCTTTGAATTTACGAGTGCCTTTTGCATTACCGCAGATTGCGCACTGTGGCTCGTACTTGCCGAGGATGATGGTATCCTCACTGGTGAAAATCTCAAGTGGTGATTTCTGATCGATGCCAAGTGTATCTCTTAGTTCTTTTGGGATGACGATTCTTCCAAGCTGATCAACTTTCCGAACAATGCCTGTTGATTTCATTTGCACCTCCTAGGTTGTTACTACTATGGTATATGAAAGAAATTACCAATTCAATGGTAGAGCTTCCAATTCCAAAAATAAAATAAATCACTTGCTATATCCTGTGTTTAGAGTGATATATGTAAGTACCAAAACGAAGGAGGTATGAAAATGGACCGGAAAGAAATGATCAAACAACTGGGCAAGCACTTTGGGGTGAAACCTAAATACCTTAGTGTTCCAAGCTTTGCTTATGAAATCAGAACAGAAAATGAAGTCTACACCATTGACAGACATGGCGGTATTACGAAGGGCGATGGAGCTTTCATCACTATGGAAGAAATCATGAATCAACAATTGGAACCAGAGCCACTGACTGATCAAGAGCAAAGTGATGAAGTGCAGATGAATGAAGTTGAAATTCATGAGGCAGATCAAAATGCAGAATCAACTAATCTGCTAGAAGAACTTAGTGGGGTCGAAGTTAAACTGAACTTTGAAGAGCACACAGCTGATAGCCTGAAGAATATCATCAACATGCTTTACAGCAAACAGCGGCTTATCATGATGGCTTTTGAAACAGAGGAAGCCTTCATGGATGATGGGTTTGCAGAAGACCTGAACAAGCCAGAGATTAAGGATTTAGAGGGACTTAAAGAAGCCCTTGAAGAACTGGGGACAAACAGGTGTCCAGGATTTCAGATTGATTTTAATGAGAAGACGTTCACCTTCAAACTTCACAGCTCAAACTTGAATCCAGAAAGGATCAAGGCGTTTAAGGATTTATGTGTTCTCATAGCGAACTATGCCAGAACCTTAAGCCGCGCATCCTATAAACAGGCCCAAGATGACAATCCAAAGTATGCCCTTAGAACCTGGCTGATTCGCATTGGGATGAATGGTCCAGAGTATAAGGAGACCAGAAAGACACTCCTAAAGCGCCTGGAAGGAAGTGGTGCTTTTAGAAAGGTGGATGAAAATGATGAAACCTAAATGCAGACTCATCGGAGAGGATGGAAACATCTTTAATCTCATGGGAATTGTGTCACGAACCCTGAAGGAAGCTGGGGAGCCTGAAAAGGCCGATGAAATGATTAGGCGAATCACGAGTGGTGCTAAGAGCTATGATGAGGCCCTGTCCATGTTAATGGAATATGTGGATGTGGAGTAGGAGGTGCGAGTAGATGGATCGATTTTTTAGTCAGAAGTATTGTGACCGCTGCGGTGGCTGCTTAGAAGGTGGGCGAATTATGTCCATGTTCAATGAGCAGTGCATCTGCATAAGTTGCAAAGAGAAGGAAACAAAAGACCCTGAATACAAAAGGGCCGTGGAAGCAGACCATGAAGAGATTCGAAAAGGGAACTTTAATTATAAAGGAATCCGTGGAAAATAACCTATCTGCATAAAAACGGTTTAATTTTATGCAGATAATAAGAATAATGTGCAGTAAAGAATAATGCGTGATAGGGACTTTCAAAGGAAGGTTCCTTTTTCTTTGCAGTAAATGAAGGAGGTGAAAGTTATGGCAGGTAGAGGAAGACCACCAAAACCTACAGCGGTCAAAGAGCTGGAAGGAAATCCAGGAAAAAGACCACTGAATAAGAACGAACCAAAACCAAAACAGATAGCACCCAAGTGCCCGTCATGGCTGGAACCGGATGCCAAGAAAGAATGGAGAAGGCTATCAAAAGAACTGGAAGCCATGGGACTACTGACTCAAGTGGATATGGCAGCCTTTGCCGGGTACTGTCAAGCCTACGCTAGATGGAAAGAAGCAGAGGAATTTATCTCAAAGCATGGATCCATTTTAAAGACCGCTTCAGGATACATTCAGCAGATTCCTCAAGTGTCAATTGCCCAGCAAAACCTTAAACAGATGAGAAACTTCTGTTCAGAGCTTGGGCTAAGCCCATCGGCTAGAAGCAGGCTGAATATCAATAACAGTGGTAACACCATCGAGGGCGATGCCATGGAAGAGCTGCTTTCAAATGTACCAAAGGCGGAGGACATTCTAAAAAAGAGTAAGGACGACTAATTTGAAAGGGGGAGAGGCCAATGCCATTTAGTGAAGCTCATGCGAATCACGCCATAAACTTTATAGAACAACTGAAGCTGACCAAAGGCAGATGGGCCGGTCAGCCATTTAAGTTACTTCCCTGGGAGAAGGATTTGGTGAGGCGCCTCTTTGGAACTTTGAGAGAAGATGGTACCCGCCAGTACCGAACCGCCTATGTGGAGATTGGTAAGAAAAACGGTAAGTCGGAGCTAGGCGCAGCCATTGCCCTTTACATGCTTTTAGCTGATGGGGAACCTAATGCAGAAGTGTATGTAGCTGCTTGTGATAGACAACAGGCCAGTATTATTTTTAACACCAGTATGAACTTTGTGGAAGGAAATCCTACACTTTCAAAAGTTACGAATCTGGTGAGATCCACAAAGCGAATCGTCTATCCAAAGACAGGAAGTTTCTATCAGGTATTAAGTTCGGATGTTAAATCGAAATCAGGGATCAATGCTTCCTGCGTTATCCTTGATGAGATTTGGACCTACCCGAATCCGGACCTTGCCAAGATGCTGACCACCGGTTCAGGGGATGCGCGAACCCAGCCGCTGTTTTTATATCTCACCACTGCAGGAAATCAACTCTCTGGCTATGGCTGGGAGATGCATCAAAAGGCGAAAGACATACTTGAAGGCAAGAGAGTAGATCCGACATTCCTCGCTATTATCTATGGGCTA